TTATTAAAAATAGGACTTTGCATGATAATGTAAATTTTTGCAATGTAAATAAAATGTATTATGAAATAACTAAACTTATTAGTTTTGAACAAATCAGTAAGTTATTTTATTTCAAAAGGATGAAAAAAAGAACTTCGTTTCCAAAGGAAAAAAAGAGGCGACATAATTATTATACACTAAAGAATATGTATATAAACAAAGAGGAACGACCTATTTTATTTTTTTAACTTTTTAACTGTCACACTCGGTGTATTCTTTTTCTTTAATTTCTTCTGGTCATATTCTTCTACTGTTTTGGCTTTCTTTTCATCATAATTTTTTCGACAATATTTCCAAAGTTCTTTTGAACCTATTTTAAAATTTCTATTTGGTTTTGCTCTATACCAGAATACACAATCCTGTATGTTATTACTCTTTGAAGTGTTATCTAGAACTAAACAGTCGTAACCTTCTGTGCAACTATTTAGTACATCTTGAAAAATGCTTAAATGGGGGAAAATACCGAAGAAATTCTTATAAATTTTTTCTTGATTTTGAATTATATTTTCTCTAAGTATAAAAACATAATCTATGTTTGCTCTTAGGTCAGGAGGTAAATCCATACAATATTGCATTGTAAGCATAAAAGTTATGCGCCAATGTCTGCCATTCATAAATATTCCGCGTATATTAGTATCTCGTATCATGCGTTTATCGTACATACAGTCGTCTAAAAGTACAAAAACATCGCCGTCTGCGTTCTTTTTATTTCCGTTTATAACCTTCTTCTGACGTGTTATTATTTGTTGAATAATTTCGGGTTTATACTCAGAGTGTATAAGTATATCAGGTATAAACTTCGAATAATAGGCATTGCCATCCTCTGTCGCCGATATAGCGACACCTGCATTAATTCGTCTGAGATAATATAATATATCGGCCACTAATGTACTTTTGCCTGTTCCTCTTTTTCCAATAAAAACACAAGTGGCCGGCCCGGAACCTGACAGACGTCTTTCTTCTATTTTCTTCGGATTAAATTTTGATAACGATATAGACATATTATATTATGTATAATTATTTTAAAAAACAAATTAGTCCCAATAATTCGTTGTTAATAATTCGTCCGATTCTATAGTTATATAAGAATACAAAATACTCATTATTATTCCAGAAAATATAGCAACCACTGTATTGAATACATAATTTTCATCTTTTTGTTCATCATTATAATTTAAAATCATAAAAATAAACAACGATATAAAAAAAACTATTACCAATGTTGTAAGATCAAGAATGTAAAAATCCAGAAACGTCATTTATTATAAATTAATATAATTTAAAATAACAATTACAAACTTAAAAATATAAATTATATATATAAATATGGACGTTAAAATTAAAGATCTTTCTACTTATAATTGTATTAATAACATTGATTTTGGAGAAAAAATAGTATTTTTTAAATTTGGAGCAGAATGGTGTATTCCGTGTACAGAGCTTGATAAAATTCTTGTAAAAGTACCAGACAGTATGCTGTATAATGTATCAATTGATAATGAAGATTTTGAATCTTTTTTTATGGATAACAGGGTTTATTCAGTGCCCGATACTATAATTAAGTACAAAGGCTCAACTACGAGATTTCAGGGATTGCGTACGAAAGAACAAATTATGAAAATGATAGAAGAACTAAAGAAAACGTAATGTTGATGCCAAATTTTACAAAAAAATAACTGGTTTAAAAATTTAGTTCATTTTATAATCAGTTATCATGGCGGAAAACTATAAAAGATATACCCAAATAGAACACGTTCTTGCAAGACCTGGTATGTATGTCGGCGATACTAAATGTACAACGAGTGATTGTTGGATTATAAATGACAACAAAGCTGAACTCAAATCTTGTAAATGGAATCCGGGTATATTTAAAATTTTTGATGAAATTTTGGTAAACGCAACGGACGAAGTTCAGCGCAATAAGTCTGTCAAGTGTATAAAAGTTAAAATTGAAAATGACGAAATTTCTGTATTCAACGATTCTGGAATCCCCATTGAGATTCACCCGGTGTATAAAGTTTATATTCCTGAATTGATTTTCGCCAACCTTCTTACGTCGAGTAACTACGACGATACACAAAAAAGAACGACCGGTGGTCTCAACGGTCTTGGTGCAAAATTGACCGCAATTTTTTCAGAATACTTCACAGTCGAGACCGCCAAAGATGGTAAAAAATATACACAGACATTTGAAAAGAATCTGAGTAAAATTAATAAACATAAAATTTCTGCTTGCAACAGTGAGTATACAAAGATTACGTTTAAACCAGACTTTAAAAGGTTTGGAACAACTGGTATCACCGATGACACTTTAGATGTTATTAAAAAACGAGTATTCGATATATGCGCGATCACAAATAAAGACGTAAGTGTATACCTAAATGATAAAAAACTAACAATTAAAGACTTTTCTGAGTATATCTCCGCGTACATCGGTTCTAAAAAGATTTGTCCAAGAGTTATTCAGGAAAGTGGTAATTGGCAGGTCGGAGTTGCTCCATCAGATTCTGGTTTTCAATGCATATCCTTTGTAAACGGAATCAGCACTTCTGATGGAGGTACCCACGTCGATCATGTCGTTAACCCAATCATTAAAAAAGTAACAGAACTGATTCAGGAAAAATGCAAGTCTGTAACAATTAAGCAGCAATACATTAAAGACAATCTTTTTGTATTTATCAATTGTCTTGTAGAAAACGCTACTTATTCATCGCAGACAAAGGAAAAGAATATTACCAAGATTTCAGATTTTGGTAGTAAATTTTTGGCGTCCGCCGATTTTATTACATCGGTGTCTAAGATGGGTATCATTGAAAACATTCTTGCTATCGCAAATGCAAAGGAAAAGAAAACTCTACAGAGGACAGATGGTAAGAAAACCAACCGGGTCATCATTCCAAAATTAGATGACGCAAATAAAGCTGGAACAAAAGACTCTAAGTTTTGTACGATTATTTTCACAGAAGGGGATTCAGCAAAAGCCACTGCGATATCTGGTCTTTCTGTGATTGGTCGGGACAAATATGGAGTTTTTCCTCTTCGTGGTAAACTTCTAAACACAAGAACTGCTACTTATTCGCAACTGTCTAAAAACGAAGAAATTAATAATATTAAACAAATTCTTGGTCTTCAGAATGGTAAGAAATATTCTTCTGTTTCTGATCTAAGATACGGCAAAATTATGATAATGACTGACGCAGACACTGATGGTTTTCACATTAAAAGTCTCATTGTGAACTTCATCGGAAACGGTTGGCCAGAACTATTAAAGACAGACTTTATTTCATCTTTAGTAACCCCTGTTATTAAACTAACCAAAAAAACTCAAATCATCCCGTTTTATAACATATCTGATTATAAAAAATATAAAGACGATCACGGCATTGCTGGTTTCAAAGTAAAATATTATAAGGGTCTCGGTACCAGTACTTCATCAGAGGCAAAGCAATACTTTGAAGAAATGAAAACATTAAACTATAAAAATGAATCAAAGGAAGACGAAGATTATCTTAATCTAGCATTTACAAAGACAGAAGCCGATGCTAGAAAGAAATGGATTCTTCGTAATATCAAATGCCCGGAAACTCTTAATTACAACAATAAAAAAGTAAATATCAAAGATCTCATAAACAAAGAACTAGTCCTTTTTTCAATCGCAGACAATGTAAGATCTATTCCAAATCTCGTAGACGGTCTCAAGCCCTCGCAGAGAAAGATAATCTTTGCCTGTATCAAGAGAAATCTATACTCGGAGATAAAAGTATCTCAGCTAGCAGGCTATGTTTCAGAAGTGTCCAGTTATCACCACGGCGAAGCAAGTCTTCAAGACACTATCGTAAATCTCGCCCAAACATTTACAGGTTCTAATAACATGAATCTTCTTGAACCCGTTGGACAGTTTGGAACAAGACTTCTTGGTGGCAAAGACTCTTCCAGTCCGAGGTATATATTCACACATTTGTCATCTGATTTTAAAGAACTTTTTAATAACGACGACCTGGATCTACTTGATTATTTAGACGACGATGGTAATTCTATTGAGCCAACGTTTTATGTTCCTACTCTTCCAATTATATTGATAAATGGTGCATGTGGTATTGGAACGGGCTTCTCTACAGACATTCCATGTTTTAATCCAGATGACATCAAAGATCGTCTCCTTAGACTTGTAGATGACGAAGACTCTGAAATTTCGGAAATGACTCCTTGGTACAAAGGTTTCATGGGCACTATTAAAAAAGTAGAAGAAAATAAATGGACAACCCATGGCAATTACACAATTAAGGCAAATGTAATCACTGTCACTGAGCTTCCAGTCGGAACGTGGACAGAGGATTATAAAACATTTCTAGACAAATTAGAAACTGAAAATGTAATTTATGGTTATAAGAATATGTCAACGGAGACAACAATTCTATTTGAAATTAAAATGCCACTTGAAACCGTGTATGAATGGAAAGACAATCGTGAAATAGAAAAGAAACTAAAACTAGTGAGTCATATATCGGCTAACAACATGCACGTCTTTAATGAAAAGAATGAAATAGTTAAAATGGAGACACCAGAAGAAATAATCTATCACTTTTGGAGAATCAGAAATGAATACTATGTTAAACGACAGGCTAATCTAATAAATAAACTTTCGCATGAATTAAATTTGATTACAGCAAAAATTAATTTTGTAAATGACGTAATTGATGAAAATATTAAGGTGTTTCGTCAGACGCTTGATTATATAAATAAACAACTGGAAAATAAAGAGTACATGAAAGTAGAAAATAGCTACACATTCTTGACAGACATGAAGATACATACTTTTAGCAAGGACACTCTAACAAAACTTACAAAGAAACAAAAAGATTTACAGGAAACATACACAAAGATGTCTAATTACACGCTGAGAGACTTCTGGATGGACGCTATAAACTAAGCTAATTAAATATTTAAATCTCCTAGGAGACAAGAAATTCATTTCATTTCATTTAATTTAATTTAATTTCATTTCAAAATAAAAATATTTAGACTAATTAAACAAAATGAATTTCTATATGTCTTTAATCTTCGCCACTGTGGCGTGGCTTACATTCTCCGTTCTCAATGAACTAGCCTCGGCTAATAATGCAGGCGGCGGGTGCTGTGAAAAAAATAACTGTGGCGAAGGCCCTGTTGCGAGCTTAATGTGGTGGTCGAATCTTGCGGTTGCGCTAGTATTCACTATTTATTTCCTAGTACAGATTTACGTTGAATTCTATGGCGGTAGCGCTAGCAAGGTTGCCCAGTACGCATCGCTTATTTAGTAAAAGAACACCGTTACAAAGAGCGTATAGACACTTTTTGGTAATTAAATTTGGGTAAATTTGTTATTAATTTCTAATATAACGGGGGCGTGGTCACTGGCTAAAGGTATCCCTTTATTATTTTCTCCAATATACTTCAAACATCTACTGGAATAATGATTAGTTTTTTCATTAATAAAAAAATAATCAAGTCTCCATCCCTTGTTTCTATTCCTACACACCGACATGCCATTTTCTTTCCGTTGTCTTGGATCCCACCATGTATAAATAATATCACACTTAATTGTATCTGTGAAATTAATATTTTTAAGCTGTGTCCAAAAATCAATTTCGTGTGGGTAAAGAGCAGGGGTTTCTTTTTTAGTAAAACTGGCATAACAATGTGTATCTACAGCGATATTCATATCTCCACAAAAAATCACAAACTTATCTGAGTTAGATTTCAAGTATTGTAACATCTCAGTTAAAAAATAAACTTTTTTTTGGTAGTTAGTCCCAGAGTTGGGCGCGTAAACATTAATAATTTTAAAGTGTTCAAATTCCATAATTATAATTCTTCCTTCTGTATCGTCATATCCCTGAATCTGCGTCTCGATTAAAATAGGAACCATATCTTCTTTATAAAAAACGGCCGTCCCAGAGTATCTATTTGCAGATCTGGCATCTTCCATCTTTGATTCATTAAAAAAAGACTTGTAACCCGGAATTTTAATATGTTTCTCACCAAATTCTTTATTACATCTTGTTTCTTGAAAACAAATTACATCAGGGTTATATTTAAGAATTTCCATTATCGGACTATTTTCTTGAATTACGATATCTTTATTTTTGCTTAATTTTGATCCAATAGTATCATTGAAGATTCTAGATCGAATACCATTGACATTCCAAGTAATAATCTTCATAAATGTATACTTTTATTAAATTTACATTTACAATTTCACGCGAAGTACCTTAATATTATTAATTTTAGCAAATTTTATTTTACAAGCTTATTTGTCTTGAAAAATATATCAACATCTTCCTGACGTTGAGTAAATTTTAACGGTCTTTGCTCGGGCGGATTCCACAACTTAGTTATTAAATTATAAGCTTTTTCCCATTTTTCAGAACCCTCTGTTAAAATCATAATACAGTGACAATGTTTAACCATTAAATCATTAAGATCTGTAATTACTTTAATTAATTTAATATAGGCGGGAAGTGGTAACTCGTTCTCTTTTTTACACACACCGAGATTTATAAACAAATAATAAGTTAGAGAATTATCCCTGATATACATCCATGTATTATTAAAATAACTTAAAAATTCTTTGAAACCTTCTTCGTCGTATTCTACATCGGCTATTAAATTTACCGTAAACATTTCTTTCTTATCATTTAAAGTTATATTAAAAGCCTCGCGCTCTAATATAGTTATATCCTCCATTGTTATTCTAAAACTTCTAATTTAAATTCTAAATTATCGCGCATAAATATTACGTTTTTATATTAATATTAAGATATTACATAAATTGTGTAATTGTGAATAAACTGTTTGGTGATGACAGAAATTCTACCAGAGAACATTTGGGACCAGATTTCAGATTTGTTAGAAAAAGAAAAAGAAAAAGAAAATGAAAAAGAAAATGGTTTAGAAATGAAGTGTCGTCATTTAAATATTCAATACGATCAAAAAGAAGGTGTCGAAGTTTGTCTAGACTGTGCAGAAATTGTAAATAACAGGGTATGCGAAGCGTGCGAATGGAATAATTATAAATCGGAAGATGGAACATTTAGTGCAAATTCACAGAGGGCTGATCTTTATGTATCTGATAATCCATATGACATAGGCGGAAGTATTCCAGGGTTTCATAGAAATAGTTTTATGATGAGAATGCATCTACAACAAACATTTAGTCATAAACAAAAAACGTTCTGGAAAATATCTGAAAAATTTCAGCATTATATATCTATAATAGGTATTCACCAAAGTGTTTTGCCAATCGCAAAAGACATGTGGCATACCTGCATGGAATCCGGTAAACTAACAAGGGCATCTGTTAGAAACGGACTTATTTCGGCGTGTTTATATTATGCATGTATTCATAATAATCTTCCAATAGATCGTCAGAAACTCATAGAAAACACGGAAGGAAACCAGAAAGGATTTCTAAAAGGAGAGAAGATATACATTGAAATTATGGAAACTCATAAAATTTACAATTATCTTGGTAAACAACAGATAGATATCAAAGAAAATGACACCTTCGTAAAGTTTTGTAATATATTAGAACTACCTTTTAAAACCGTTCACATCTGTAACGAAATATATACTGAATATTTAGATAAATTAGACTCTGTAACTCCAAAGTCGATAACCGCTGGTGTATTGTTTTTTGTAGTAAAGCATAAATTAAAGCTTAAACAACCGTCAAAAGCAAAGATATCTCAGGTTGTAAATGTTTGTATACCCACTATAAATAAAGTTGTTTCTATTCTGGAAACAATTTCTAAATAGTATTATATAAAGTATATGATTCTCATTTCTTTTATATTTTCTTTTATATCTTCTTTTACAATTCCTCTCCATAATAAATGCGTTTATGCACCGGATGTTATTCCAAAAGTTAAAATATACTTAGAATCTAAGTTGACGCATTCATTAGAACCTCCTCCGGGAGGTTCATTAAAACTTTCAACGCATTTAAACGCAGCCAGTTGGTCTCATAACTGGTTAATGTATATATCGGCAGATAATACACCAGAATTTGATGAACACTACTACATGGATTACTTTAATATGAGAGGCATGTCAAATGTACACACTAACAGTAACTTTTTTTACTTAGGTTACTTTCCGGAAGGAATGCGATGCAACGAAGGACCTATGTACATTGCTCTATTTGAATTGTTACACTCTAAGAGAGTATTTAACTGTAAAATAGTTATAGAGAATCCGTATTACACTTCACACAATTCCACGTTAAAAGAATTTAAAGAGGAAATAAAGCATTTAACAGACACTGCTTATGTTTTTTTTAAATATTCAGACTTAAATAGACCAGAACAGATTAGATATTACCTTGCCTGGAAATATGAAATTAATTAAAATATATTGTTTTAATAAATAACAGACATGCAAAAAGTTGAGATCGATCTATATGAAAAATACAAAAATCGTCAGGACCGACAACCCTTGCTGGAGCCTGATCAATTTTATATGTGTTTACGTATTTTAATGTCGTGTGATGCAGCCCACGATTTTACGACTCCTCGTGCAACTGATGTAGCTGCGGACGCGTTCTTCGAAAAAAGGAAAGATCTGGAAAAGCTGAGGTCAGAGGCGCGCGAAAATTTCAAAAGATACATATCTGAATTATTAGCCAACGACATAATTAGAGAAAAGTCCTACTCGAGTTCACTCGAGTATGTTATTAAACAAATTAAGGAGGCCTCTGTGAAGGTGGGGACCGATACCGCCGACATGACGGATGAAGAAATCTTAATGTATTTTTTTAGTAGTGATACAAAAGCAAAGGCTACAATTGGAATTATATTACATATTTTGGGTATACACCGCGCATCGGCATCGGATTATTACTATAAGACACAGCGCTTTTCTTGTGATGAAGGTTACAATATTTTAGGCTTACTTCAAGCAATTCACCAGTTTGACGGGAAAAAATCAGGTCCTGTTAATATAAGAATAGATCAATCTTCTGATAAAACTAATTTAATACCAGTTTACGGTTCTATGATTGACAGCGCTCTTAGGCGGCGCGAGGGTTGTAAGGGTATAATTGAGTTTAAATGTATCTACGATTTAGCGACTATGTTTGATGCTTCTAATGATGATAGTTTACAAATAGGTATGAAAAGTTTAGACCTCGTGAAAGAGGATCTCAATGATATAACATTTGATATAAAATGCGACACACACGGTGTTTTTAACGGTAAATTATACTTAGAAAATGACGTGGTTAAATTACGTATACTTAAATATTTTAATAGGGTCACTGACATCATCCGTGATAGTAATAAAAAAGGATCAGCTGGTTTTGCAAACAACAGCGTCGCTGGTATAACAAACGAGATATTAAACAACCTCAAGACCGCCACGCCGGAGACGGTGACGGCGATCAACGGCATAATAAATACTAACCTGATAGCATGTAAAACCGCTGGAGATTTTTTACAGATCATGCGCTTCTTGGAAGGAGACCAAAAAAACGGGGAAAAAATGTATCTAAGTTTTGATATAGCATCTGCTGAGATAGCAAGCATTTTCCATCGTAACGTTTTTCTAGAAAACACCTATGGTTCTAAAGGTAAAACCGCAGGGTATACAGAAGGACTTACGATTTTTCTAAGTGACCTACAAAGGATAGAGAGGGATTCCACACGCAGCGTAATGGATTTCCTGATGGCGGGCGCCAGGAGCGTCGCCCAATTAGTGAGTCCTGAAGCGGCGCCGCAGCTGCCCTCGCTGTACAGGGTGCTCTCGTCCGCGCGCGAGTCGCGGGGCATTGCCAAGGGATCTCGCTCGGGTCGAAGTCGTCCATCGCGCTCACCACCGCGGACCCGGTTTGGAAAAAAAACAAATAAAATAAGTAGTATGTCTAATGAAGAACTTAAAACTAAATTAAAGAGTGTTGGCATTTTAGTTACTAAATTAAACTCTAAAAGAAAAAGATTACCTCTTACGCGTAAAGAAATGGAAAAGAAAGCAAATTTATTCAAAAATTTGCAAATTCAAGCAAAGAAAAAGGGTATTAAACTTATGTATAAATCTAAAAGACGAGGATACGTTTACAAAAGTTATACGCGCTTAATAAATGAATTAGAAAGAATAAAGACAAAAAAGGCTGGACGGGTTTCTAAATTCGGATGACCCTCAAGGGAAGAAGAGTCTCGTTTCGGATGAGGCTCTAGTAAAAGAATGTAATTTAAATAAATTACAATTTAGATTCGAGATGACGAAATCTAATTAAATTAAATTACATTAAATGTAGATTTCTGAGAAAAGAATCTTAAAAATACTCAAAGTTTAGTTGGGTAATATATATATTTATAAACTTCTGGTATTTCTATTTTTTCAATTGGATACACAAGACTTCTGGCTATAACATATCCGTTTTCATATTTATTATTTTCAATTTTGTAAAAGTCTTTGATCTCTTTAGTTAATTGAATAACCATATGTCTATGCAAACCCGGGTGTTGTTTAGAGTACATATATGGAATGTCTCCACTTGGTAAAACAGGTACAATCTGATCTCTTAAAATTAAATTTATATTCTTCTGAGGATCTTTTGGATCATTCAAAAGCGGAACATTTGAGTAAGTGTGTCTCCATCCAAGATACAGTCTAATATTAGTTTTCTTAATTTTTTGACTAAATATCTCATGAATTATATTTTGATCAAATATAATAATATTCTTAGGTTTAACCGCTATTTTAACTTTAGTATCTTTAAATTTTCCTTCTATTTTCTCGAACCCTCCTCTACCTTTACATATATGAGTACCCGGGACGCAAGAAAAATATTGAGTTTCTTCTGAGTCTAAATTAATCCATCCTCCGTAAATCTTATCTTCTTTGTCTTGAATGGAACACGTGTCGCGATGAAATGTTTCTCCTCCCAACGTTGTTCCTTCTCTTCTTATAGCTAAACGATCAAACAACATTTCTAATTTTCTATCTGAATCCAAATTTTTAAAGAAACTTCTGAGTTTATTAAAGATAATATATCTAAGAACATACATTTCTCTACTGTGAAAACTCGCTGGATTTCCAAATGCCCCAAACGCCCCAAGAACGTAGCCATTTTTTGGAGTTTTAGTTTTAAAATCCCTGCTCTGAATTTGTTTTATTCTCTTGAGCCAGTCTATATTCAAAAATTCATCTTGTTTCTCGGGTAAATGAAGTTCTATAACTGCAACACCATTTGTTAAAAGTTCTTTGCTTTTAGCAATTAAATAAGAATTTTCTATATTCATTGCTTCAATTATACAATTAATCAGTCTTTTATTATTAGACATTATAATATATAACAATATTTTATAATTAGTGAAAATCCAGAAGACGACGAAATCTAATTAAACTACAATTGGCATTTTAAATTTCCGAGAAAAGAATCTAAAAAAAATAAATTGTTACAATATAATATAACATAATATGTCTCATTTAAGCACGCCTAGTTCTCAAGCCGCCATGGTATTTTATTCGTTATTGACTTTCTTTATAGTCCCTTATTTTACAACCCCTTTAATGTCCGGAAATAGTCCTAACAACTGTATAGTTGGTTTTACAGTCGGGTTTCTCATATCCATATTTTTATGGTTTATGTTCGGAGAATACTTAACTTCGCAGTAAATTTTTAAAAATAAATGTATATTCATTTTACGATTTATATTTCTAATAAAATAAAATGTTTATACAATAATAAATGTCTGAGAAAGAATCTCAATCGGGGTTTTTCACTAATCTTCTTATGGGTGCAGCGGCCATCGCCTCCATCCTCTTCATGTTTATAGTATTTCCAACTTCTCTCGCTACTTGGTACAGTCGGTGTTTTAATATGACTTTATTATATGGTTTTGGAATGTTATTTTCCGCGATCATTGTTTCAATACTAAATTTACTTTTCCCAGATGAAATCGATAAGTACATATGGCTTCTTTACAGCGCAGTGATGTCTTTGGTAACCATTTATGGAGTATATTTACAGTTTACTGGTAAATGCGATCTTGGAAGAATATAACCAACAGTGTTAATTTTTTCAAAAATAAATGTATATTCATAATAATATAACAATGGCTTGTTTACAATATTATTATGAAAATCCACAAGATGCAGAAAAATACGCTATTAATTGTGACAATAAGATATTTCAAAATTTAAATGATGTAGAAACCTTCAATAATAAAGATCTATTAGAATTTATAGAACGCGAATACTCTGGTAAAGCTTTTCCAGAAAATTCTCCTTTTGAGTTCAAAGACAATTACATCGAATTATCAAACAATGAAATATGCAAATCTGTAGAAATGTCTCTTGCTCCGCAACAAAAATTTATGGGACATATTATGGGTCCAAGCTCCAATTTTAATAATATGCTTATTTTTCATGGTCTTGGTTCTGGAAAGTCCTGTACATCTATAGTAGTCGGAGAAGCTTTAAAAAACGCAAGCAACCAAAGACTTCTATTTGTTGTACCAGCTCCTCTTGTAGACCAATACTATGAAGAAATAGCGGGCGAAATTAGAAATGGAAAATTCTTCTCGTGTCCTTCTTTTTGTCTAGTCCGTAATGGAGGAAAAACAGAAAGAGACTTTTATGTATCCCAAGAGCAGAATTCTATACTTATTGCCCGATTAAAACAATATGAAACACAACAAAACAATCTGTATATTATTCAAGAAAAAATTGACGCAGGAGACAACACGCCAGCTACTGCTAAAATATTCAGAGACCAAGAAAATAAATTAAAAGTTCTTAAAAGAGCTTTAGGTAATTATCAAAAAGATCTTAGAGGTAAAATAATTAGAACATTTGAAATTGTTACTCATCAAACATTTATAGAATCTATTTATAAGACCGGGAAACTCGGACAATTAATAAAAGGTCCAAGACTTTTACAAGACACGGCTTTATTTCACGAAAACGGTCTTCTTATAATTGACGAAATTCAGAGACTCGTAAGCGAAGGAGGTATATTCTATAAAAAATTATACAACGCTATAAAGTATTATTTTCATCCTAAGTTAAGGATAGCCGTTATGTCTGCAACCCCTGTTTACGACAATCCTTATGAACTTGCTCTTACAATTAATTTACTAAGACCAAGAGTACCATTTCCTATAAATAAAACAGATTTCTATAAATTTTTTGTCGGAAAATACAACGGAGACGAATGTGTCGCAAGCTCTGATAGTAAATCGTGGATATCGGAGGATTCTTGTATAATCAATAAGGATCTTATTAGATACATTTGTTCTGGCTATGTTTCGTATTTTAAAGGGGGTAACCCAAATGCTTATCCATATAAACGTATAATAACCATGGAGCATACATTTTCTGCTCAACATAAATTGGAATACATCAGCGCGTTAAAGTCTGACGTTTCTAAAGATAAAAACTTTGGGAAAAAAACAGGTAGTTTAGGTGCATACGAAAATGTGCTTCTAGGTAATTACGAATCTGAGTCAGAAGATAAAGTTTCCGGTATGTATGTTACAACACAACAATATTCGAATATATTCCTTCCAAAAATAGGCGAGAATGTAAATAAAACTTTGGCCGAGAAAAAACAAGCTCTACGATCTTTTAAGTCTAATTTAATTAGTATGAAATTTAAAACACCCGAAGAAGTTATAAACCATATTAAAGTTTATTCTTCTAAATTTGCATCTATAATTGAACTCGCCCTTAACAGCTCTGGGCCGGTTTTTATATTCTCAAACTGGCTTACATATGGCGTAGAACCATTAGCTATTATATTAGAAGCGTGCGGCCTTACCCAGTTTGATCGCGAAGATCGCGGAAACGGTAGATATTTCATCTGGAGTTCTGAAACTAAAAGCAAAGATCGGGACGGGACTCTTATTAAGAAAGCTAGAAATACATTTAATTCTAATGGAAATTCAGACGGAAGTCAATTAAAAATAATTCTAGGAACTAGATCCGTTATGGAAGGCGTATCTTTTAAAAATGTAAAACAAGTTCATATTACAGAACCGTGGTGGAACGAATCTAGAATAGAGCAAATTTTGGCGCGCGCCTCGCGTTATTGCAGTCATTCAAGTTTACCTATAAATGATCAATATGTAGACATTTATAGACATTACAGCGTTTTACCAACAACCGCCGGAACCAGAGACGAAGATGTAGCGGCAGTTCTTGGAGAAATTGGAAACCCAGATTGGCAAGGTCTTTCTACTTACGGCATAGATCAAAAAATGCTTATGTCTTCGCTGAAGAAATATTCAATAAACAACGAATTAGAATTAGTTCTCAAAAGTTGTGCAATTGATTCTGAAATTAATAAAAATGGAAATATAATTCGCCTAGAGGAACATGCAATACCTTCTAGTTCAGGTTTGTATCAAATTTTCTATAAAAACCCCTCGAACGGTAGAATATATATACGCGAAGGTATCCCTGAAAACGTAACATTTACACAGATTTATAACCGCGAATTTAGCTTTCCAAATAAAGATTTTCCTGTAAAATTTACAGAATCGACGCAAAACGAAACCGGTAAACTGGTGCCCTATCCAGATGCAGAAATTTTAACAGAACCCGTTGTGAATATAGACCTAAATGTAAAAGAAAATATAGAACCGTGGAAATCTTCAGATAAATTAAAGGATTTAAAAATTACACAAGAATTACGACAATATGTAACGAACTTATATCAAAATTATACACTATTACCACTTTTGCGTAAAAGTTACTTTAATGAAATCGGCTCGGCTAAGATTAAATTCAAGGAAGACCCTGTTAAAAGAATAAAACTAATTAAATGTATAAAAGAACTATCAGTACGTAATCTAGTATCAAGCTCTGTTAAAAGAGAAATAGCGCAGCAATTTAGCAAAGAATCACAAAAGCAAAAAATAAACTCAAAGGTATTGGATTTAATTTATAGATACAATGTTTATCCAGAGTCCTATCTCGAAGAACTACTTGAAATTGCAGTAAATAATCCAGAATCTATAAATCAAACATTGAAAACGGTATCAGGGAAGTGATTAATTTATAAAAATAAAATGTAATGATAATTATAAAATGAGTGTAGAAACATTAAAATTTTTTGAAGATAAAACAACTGAGGAAATTATTAACTGGATGATAAGTAATTTATCAGAGGATCAAATTAGAAGTTGTTTAGATCAGTCTGGGATCCCAGATACTTCGGTAATCCAAGGGAGTCAACCAATTGCAGCAGCAGCCGCTGGTCCAAGTAGCATACAAACTATGACATTAGCAGACGGAACCCAAAAACAATTACAACCAGGTGAAGGTTCGTCTTCAGATCCTCTTCCATTAGCAACAACGTCTCGACCCGAAAAACCAAAAAAAACCCCGGCAGAGATTTTCTTAGAAAAATATCGTAAAAAATGCAACGGAACCGGATATTTAATAAAATCTGTATCAAAAGAAGGAGTAGAATATTACGAATTCAAAGAAATAGACGAAGATGACACCCCAGTAACTCTTGGCGTAAACTTAGGGGATGTAGGTTGGGTAAAGAAAACCGTTCCTATTTCAAAGTTTAAAGTTTTCTGTACAGAAGACGATATTGAAATTTTTGAGATTTTAAAGCAGGAAAATCAGGAAACTTTCTTAGGGGCGCCAGCAGAAGTTATAGAAGTTGCGGCAGAATATCCAGAAAGTGGTTTACCATCGCCTCTTCCTATTACAACCCAGACAATGGACGCCGCGATTGAACCAACGCCAGTTGAACCAAGTTCAAAAAAAGACGATATTACAGAACCAATGTTAAAAGCCCTAAAAAGTCAGCAGAACTCTTCTGATATAATGAGATCAACTTATAACAATTTGTTTTCGAGCGGGCTAACTATGTATCCAATCTTTGTTTATGCTTCCGACGGAGACTTAGTTTTACATTTAACACCTGTTGTTGAAGACGGAAAATTAACTTTTATAAAAGACTCTACTAATAAGAAAATACTAAATGGAAAATTTAAAAAAATAACATCAGCTATACAATCTGCAGTCGAAGCCGGAATGTATACACCAACATATAATATACAAGAAGAATTAAATGAGGCTCTTAAAAGTGTTTCGCCGGATATACAAGAAAGAATAAGAAAAATCTACGATCCAATAAGACTCGAAGGTTATACTTATTTTGGAACTCTAGATGACGAACCAGAATGGTTAACAGAAGCGGAACAAACACTTCAGGATTCTCAGGGCAGTTTTGATGTAGGTGACTCTCAAGACTTAGACATGAATGACTTACCTATTCAAGAAGGACCGTTTAGTACTGTAGAAAGAGCGGGTATGCCAGGCGAGTCAGACTTATCAAATGTAGTTTCGAGTGGCGCAAAGAACAAAAAGGTTTCGGATATGACAATTTCTGAAATAGAAGAACACATGAGAATCCGTTTTGGAGAACAATATATTAAAAACTATAAACCAGAAAAATATATTAACTCTCACGGAGTCACAACTGTAAAATATGTTAAACGCCCAGATTGTCCACCCAAAGATGACGCAGTCCTCGTTTCGCGCCCTAAATTTACAGGGTTTCAGGGTAAACCATCTGTAAACTTTGGCTCGAGCGCATTTGGAGACGACGATTCAGAAGACTTATTGTTTGGTTAATTTCCTCCTTTTAGATGGACGCTTCTTTGAAATTTTACCCAATTTAAGTCCTTTTGTAATGGAATCTATATCAGAAAACGATAAATCATCGAGTTCGCTCAATAATATTTTGGCATCGTATTCATTTGCCATTTTAAACATTTCTTTTTGTTTTTCTAATTGTTTTAAAAGAAACATATCGTATTTATGGTTATAAGCAGAAATAAGTGTTTTAAAATCCTTGTTTAGAATAGAACCCCATACTTCGTTTATTTTATTGACGTAGCCGTGAAAAACTTCATTATTATTAATGTTCTCTTCTAGTATCCTTTTAAAAAAAGGAACTTCACTTCTAATTTGCACGTCAATTCTTTGATATGCATTAAAAATATTTTGGTCCATATAAACTATTATTTTTCTCATGAACGTTTCCATGATACTTTAATATAATGTCAATTATTTTTTTTTAAAGATAT